CTTACCCTCTTGTGTATCAGTCCTAACATCTTCATCATTCTGTTTAACAAATGCTCTGACCATATGCTGAAAGTCCATATGTGATATAGGTATGTACCTATCTTCTGCTTCTGAATAGTAATCCTTGTGACCCAAGGCATACATATCATCTGCTAATTTACCTGTGCTAGTTGTAGCTCCTAGCATTTGTACTACTCTATGTATCTTCATTGTGTATTCTCCTCACATGTTTTGATTAACCTATCTAAATACCATTGTGCTTTCTTCAAGTCCTCTACACCATTCTTATACTTGTATCTCCATAAGTACTTAGCAATGTTACCTTGTAAGTAAGCATCAAAGCCACTACCTAACATAGCTTGTAGAGCATCTATACACTCAATACCTGATTCATTGTAGTGTTTAGGACTATTAACCATGTCCTCTTCATCTTGTCTCTTCTTCATGTATGCCATGTGTTTCATTACACTATCTCCTTTGGTAAGTTTCTTATTGGACTTCCACCATCTCCATTCCAATTTGCTACGACTTCTCTAAAAGCACCCCCAAGACTACCACAAGAATACTCTTTTTTATTATAACTTCTCATGTTAATTACCTCTTCAAGAAAAGCATCTAAGCTATTGTCTAACTGTTCTTCCATTACACTCTCTCCTTTGTATTATACATTTCATTATAATCTTTAACAACTTGCTCACTATACTTTCTGTCTTGCTCATCAGCATCATATAAGATACCTCGTAGTATATGAGCAACGACATCAACTGTCCACCCATTACCAATCATCTTGTATCTCTGACTATTGGACACATGGTTGGTGTAGTTGTCAGGTATAGTCTGCAATCTCTCACACTCTAGTGGTGTCAGCTTTCTCCACATATCCTTACTGACTACTACGTTGTCCTTCTGCACAGTCGTAAGACAGTTAGACTTCTCATCTTCTCGTATCTCTAGTTGCCTAGTGAATGGTAAGTCTAGTTGGTCATCTTTCCTAGTACCATTCTCGTCTAGTCTACGATTGACAATCCTACCTATAGCAACCTTTGGTTCTCTGTGTCCACCCTGCATAGTAGTAAGGGTAGGTGCTTTACCTTCTTGAGCATACACTCTCTTGATACTGTCGTGTCCTTTGAGGTCAGCAGTACCAACCCTAATCAATCCATCTCTAGACACAGTAGGGTTATCCTTCAGTACCATAGTACGTTGCTTACGTTCAATACTATTCCACCATACTGCACCATTGTATCTAGCAGTAAGGCAATGAGACTTGCCATCAGCATTAGTCATTACGTCTGTAGCATATCCATCTTCTAGTATGTCTTGCATAACAATCTTCTTGTCTCGCATCTCCTCAATAGGCATCTGTTCGTATACCCATGTTCCTGCTTCACAAGTTGTTAACCTACCCCACCAATACAGTCTGTATCTCTTCTGTGCTGACTTGTACTTAGAGTCTAGTGCTTGTGGCTCAAACCCCATGTACTTAGAGATGACATCTTGTGACTGCTTAGACATACGAACATTCTCTAACAGTACATACTTAGGCTTCAACTCATCTCGTAGTCGCATGAACTCAAAGAATAACTTACTACGAGGGTCATCAAAGTTTAACTGCTTACCTGCAAAGCTGAACCCTTGACAAGGTGACCCACCCATCATCAAGTCAATGTCATGGTCAAAATTACTAGCATCAACTTTACTGATATCCCCTACTTGTATTGTATTAGGAAAGTTAGCTTGTGCAACCTGCATAGCATACTTGTCTATCTCTGAAGCATAGTAGACATCTACTAATACTCCTGCCTTATCTAAGGCTAGTTGACCACAACTTAGCCCATCAAAACAACTTAATACATTCATTGTGTTATCTCCTTAGTTGTAATTATCTCACCCTTAGTTTCAATCCATACCTTAGCACCACATGATAGAGGATCATCAGGAGCATACACTAACTCCATCTCTCCTATCACTCTTACACTATGAGCATAAGTATTAGTACCCCTAGACTTAATAGTAAACACAGGGTTGTTCTCCCCATTCTTAGCATTAGCTCGTATAACATGTTGATTAACGTGTACTCTAGTGATAGCCATTAGTTTATCTCCTTGTCTTTGTTCCATACCATGCACCCTTGCCACTCTATTGTGTAACCCATACCTTGTGGTAAGTAACGAGTTATACCACGTTTGACTGCCTTGTCAATGCCTATCTTGTATAAGGTATAGTGTTCCCTACATTCTAGTTGAGTCTTAAAGGCTACGTTCTCAGCTATAGACTGATTAAGTTTCCTATCGTCAGTCATATACAATACTACTAGTATCCAATCCATCTTACACTCCCCTTGTTATCACATACCATAGTAATCCTACGACTACTATAGATGCTACCATTACTTTATAATCATCACTAGGCATACACTTTCTCCTGCATTATTAGTTTACCTTTTCGCATAGACTTTCTATTAAGTTTCCATGTCTTCTTAGGATCATTAGCAGGTTTCTTCTTAACTGCTATCTTCTCAAAGGTTTTAAGAGTTCTCATAGGTATTTCTCCATTCATCTGTTGCATGTATTAGGTTAGGTTGTAGTGACATAATCTCACTTATGTAAGCATCTCCATACTCCCAACTACCATGTGTCATAGGTGATTTACACGCAGTAAACCATCTAGCATTGTTGTTCTTATCTTCATTGCCCTTTACTTGATACGTCTTTAGTATCTTCCATACAAAGTACATATCATTGTGTGGGTTCTCTACCCTATAGGTAGCATAGGCATTATCTATTTTAGTTGACTTACCAAATTGATTCTTACTCATCTTCTCCATCTCCAAATGTTTTAGTCCACTCGTCAGGAGTGATACCACTTATTAAAAATTCTCTCTGCCCAATGTCTAGATTAGGGAAGGCATCTTGCACTAGGATATCTCCAACAGTCTCATACATATCCAAGTGTTCTTGAGTGATAGGCAACTCCATTGTGTTCATCTTCTTAGTAATTATTGATTGCTTAGTTACTTGTATAGTCATCTTCATCTCCCTTAGTTTTTTTGTTTAACAACTTGTTAAGCTGATTCTTGTTTGTACCAACTGTTAGCACCACCCCTAATCATATTGGTGTATTGTATACCATACCCACTACCAACAGCCAAGTCAGCCTTAGTGATTAAGTGCTTGTGCATATGCTCTACCTTATCCCAATTATCATATAGTCTTTTACATAGGTAGTCAAACTCAGTATCTGTTAGTACAGATTTATCCTGCTCATAGTATAGGCATGAACTCATTAAGAATATAGGTACTAGTCTATGAATAGATATATCAGTTAGTATTTCCATTTTACTTAATTCCATGTATTCTCCTCCATGTTACCCATGTGATAGCTTGTACTTCATAGGCTTTTAAGGCTTGCCCATTTACTTTTAACAAACTACCTGCTTCTACATAGGCTTGTTGTATCATAGCATATTCTTTCTTGCCTATGTTAGTCTTAGGATCAGTCAAACTCTCACGTTCTGCATAGTATATATTTCTAGCATGACCATCAACAGTACACGTATCATAGCCCATAATATTTTGATAGAATGAGCTTATCTTCTGACCATTAAGTATAAAGGTAACATCATCTTTTCTAGGCATCTGCCCTAGTATATGCCATGCCTTCTCCTTCATCTTGTGATAGGTAGATACTTTGATGCTATCAATACCATCTCCATTTATGTAAGCACCTATCAACTCGTCTGCATTGACAAGGTTACGTTCCCATTTGTTATTGGGTGAGAGTGCTGACACTACACCAACTACAAGATGTGTAGATACAACGTGTTTGAAAGCAATCTTCCTACAGTCTAGGTAGGCTTTACGATACCATGTGACACCATCTTTGATCTCTTCAGTCGTTGCCATTTGATACGTGGCTATTATGTTTTGTACTGACATATAAATCTCCATGTCGTAAGAGTTAAAGTTAAGTAGACAGTTTTACACCATGTCTAGGGTATGTCGTTACTGACGACACGTTAACCTGCAAAATGTCTTAACTGTTTAGCAGGAAACTTTCTTTCAAAAGCAATCGTAAACTTACCAAAGTGATACTGACTAAACGTATCGCCAACATCATTCTTGAACCAACCTCTTGAAGCAATCTTTCGTAATCTAAAGAAACCCTTTTGACCTAAGAGGTTGAACCTACGACCTTTTGTACCATCAAATAATGGCTTAGTAGCGAATATAACAAACATTTGAAATCTCCTTGTGTTAGTTGTTGTTGTTATTATGTATAGACCATACCATACGATTTATACATTGTCAAATGGGGTACTACAGTCTCATTATTGAGTATATAGCACCACATAAACCTAGTATTCCCATAGTATATACAGCTACCATTATTAGTCCTGCACTATACACTATGTCGTTGCCAATGATAACTACTGCGACTACAGACGTAATTAACAGTATAATTATTCCTAGTTTCTCAGTCATACTTCTTCTCCTATATCCCAACTCATTGATACTTGTGTCTCTGCCCATCTTTTAGCATCTTCCATAGTTTTAAATACCTTAGCTATGTAGGGTGCAGGTACTAAATGATGGCTAATAGACACAGCAAAGCATGGGCTTAACTCGTGAGATTCTCCTCTGTCGTGGTGGATAATCCTAACTTCTGCATCTGATACATTAGCACCCCAATACACCTTTTCTAAGTGTTCATTACCACGTGATATGTAAGATATAGTATCGTGTAATTTTAATTGTAACATTTTATTCCCCTTGTTGTGTCGCTACTAACGACATCTTTTTTGTTAATAATCGTGCTTGCAATTCTTGTAACTTAGATAAACCTTTTGCCTTACGTTCATCACGTTTGAACTCTAAATAAGGTAACGTATTAGCACGTAGATTTAAAGCACCAACCTTATGAATAGAGAACTCTTTATCAAAAGCTACTCTATCTTCATGGGGTATGAAAGTCATACTAGACTTAACACCCTTTCCGATTGGTACTACGTTATTATTCTCAAAACCTTTTCTCATCTTTCTCACTTTCTATGTCGCTAGTGACGACATGGTTGACTTGGTTGCTTACTATGTATTGTTATTATGCTTACACTCTAGCACAACATATAGTGTTTGTCAAGTTGAGGTATTGTGTCTCAGCCTATATTTATGTAGTTACTAACGACACAATTTTGCTATAACTAGTCGCACCATTCTAGTCAGTGTCTACTATCCTATATAGCTAAAAGCACCATTCTAGTCGCACCATACTACTATCCT